ACCAGAATGAGGGAGAGTAAATTCAAAGTTGTTTTCACCGTCCTTAAATAATTCTTTTTTAAGAGGTTTATCTTCGGCTAATGATAAATCTACGGTATGACTTTCACCTGAAATTGTAAATGAATAATCTTTCCCATATCCTAAAATACGAGCTGCAACCATAATTGCATTTTTATCACCAATTAATAGATCATTATATTGGATATCTGATACTATTAGGGATTTCATTAATTTATCGAGTACAGTACCTTTTTGAATATATGATTGGTTAGTAAGAATATCTTCTTCCTTTGCAGTCATATATTTCATTTCGATCCTTCCCTTTGCTAGTTCAGACCCTTCAGGATAAAGTAAACCTTTAGATGGAAGTTCAATAACTTCAGTAGGTAATTTAAATTCGCTCATAGTTTTTATTTAGTATAACTTAATGTTTGATATAAATATATCGGAAAATAAGAAGCTCACCCCAGTAGGGCAAGCTTCTTTTTAAAATATTTATTTTTCTTTTCTTAGAAGTTCAATACACAGTAATCTGGTTGAACTGTCATTTCGATGTTAACAGCAGTACCATCATCATCCCAATTGTAATCTCCAAATGAAGCATCTGTAATCATAGCACCTTTTACAACCCATTCTGAAACAATATCACCAACTGGTCCTACAACATTAAATGTTAAATCTTTCTTATAGAAATCAGAATATCCATCTCTACCAGTAACTGATTCATGGTGTAAACGTACCCACTCCATCACTGCTTGTGCACCTGAAGGTGTAATTGGGTCAAACAATGTGAATGAAATTGTGTTCCATACTGTTTTTCCTTTAACATAGCGTTGTACGTTAATATGGTTAAGTGGAACTGAACTTTGTGTTAGTGAAACTGCTCCCATTCCTTTTACCATATAAGATGGAATACCATCAATGTAAAGGATGAACCTGTTAGTTTGCTTTGGTTCAAAAGCTGTGAAAAATATTTCGTTTGGGTCTAATACTGCCATTTTATGTTGTAATTAATGTTCTAATTATAAATATTTAAAATTCTATTTTTTAAGCAGGAAATTCAGCTCCTGTTGATTGTAGAATGAAATCTAGGTTAATAAATTCTGCTGTACGTGTTGGTTGGATGTAAATTTGACCTACTAATTGGTTTCTATCGATTACATCGGGTGTGTTTAAGCTATCATCCATGATTACTTTAAACGCGTACAATCCTTGTTTTTGTTTAATACTTTCCAAATATGGATTTACTTGTGCTAGGAATTTATTTCTAGTAGTAATTGTATTTTGTTCAAATACTATATTATCTGCTGTTTGTCCAATGAATGATTTCAATTCAATTAACAATCTACGAACATTTACTCTATCTAATGCTGATGCATCTTTCTGTAGTGTTTTTTGTCCGAATACTACAATTCCTTTTTTAGGGAATGTTGCAATTGGGTTGATGTTATTAGCATATAGCTCATCTCTGTTTGCTTGAGACAATTTATTTTTAGCTCTAAGTACAGATCCTAATCCTCCTCTGTTAATACCAGCTGGTGCGAACCATGGTGCTGATACTTTATCAGTATGAGCGTATACTCCGCCTATCATTGTAGAGGCAGGTACCCATACGTTCTTACTAGTTTCTGGGTCTAGAATACGTAGCCATGGCCAGTAAGTAGCAGCATATGAATTATCTCTAGTTTGAGCTTGAGTTACTGCATCTGCTAATGTTCCATCATATCCAACAGTATCAATAACATAGATGCTATCACCACGTAGTTGTGTGTTTGTAATAGCTGATGTAATTAAGGATGCGTGGAATTCATTTATTAATCCTGGGGTTAGTAATGTGTTGAATTGGTAATCGTTTGAATTAGCCAATAAACTTATCATATTTGTGTAGTTACCGCTAACTAAACCTTGAGTATTTGATGCATTTATTGCTTCATAGAAATTAGCACCATCCTTTACATCTCCAGTAGCACCATCAAATGGGCCTGCTCCGTTTACTGGGATAGAGGATGTAAATTCTGATTTAGCTGTTCCTGTATTATCTAAATAGTTTGGTGTTTTATATTCTACTTCTTTAACTCTAACATAACGTGAGATATTTGGGTAAGTACCACTAGTAATATCTACTTGGTTATCTGTTGAGTTGTATGAAATTACTTGATCTCCAATTACTTTAGAAACATAACGTGGTGAATTAGGATCTAAGTTTACATTAGTAAATGTTTCAAGTATGTTTTTATTATTTGTATTATCATCACCTTGACGAATCAATACATTAAATGTTCCTGACCCAGTGTTTCTGTTTGTAATTTCCCATCTAACATTATCATCAGTTCCATTAGGTAAGGATCCATCAGAATTTAATGAACTTGAGTTATTCATAATAACACCCTCAGATAGTGTTTCTAACACAAAAGCATCTCCTGATTGGTTTGCAGTTCCTCCTGCAAGAGTACCAATTGTACTTCCAACATTAGTATAGTAACCGCTTTTTACAAGTACACCATTTAATGCTGTTCCTCCATTTATTGCCTCTACTGTTAATTCATTAGTTCCAGAAGCATAACTAGCAGTAATTCCTAGTGTTGGGAAATCAGATGCTGAGTCATTAATTGTTGAAACTACTACCGCCATATAATTATCTAGGCTATCATTAGCTGTAGCACTTGAGGAAAAATATATGTCAGTTGAAGAATTGAAATTAGTAAAGGTTTCATTCGGTAGAATGTTGAAAAGATTAGAGTTAGCTTCAATTTGTATACTTCTAGGGTATGCAAAAAGCACCGAAGTAACATCTATAGTTATGGATGCTGTGTTACCTGTTACAGCTGTTATATCATTTTCAATACTACTTGTAGCTGGGGTATATGACCCACTTACAACTCTAGTTACTAATAGTGATTCACCACCATTATTAAAATAGTTATATGCTGAGATTGAGGTTAAATAAGAGTAAGTATCGCTTCCACTAATAAGTGATCCTCCAAATCTATTTTTATAATCTGAGTAGGAAGTTACGATTGTTGGAATCTCAACAGGTCCTTTAACTGTTGGTCCTACTACTGCTGCTCCTACTTTAACAGGTGGTGGAGAAATAAATGAATTATCAGTTTCATTAAGTGTCACTCCAGGTGATGTTGAAAAGTTTGCCATTTTATGTTAGTAATTTATTTTATTATAAATATTATGTTTTTATTCAAAAGTTACCCCAGTTGAAGTAACGTTAAAATCTAGAACAATAAATTCAGCTGTTTTCACAGGTTGGATATATATAGCTCCTATAAGTTGGTTATTATCTATTGTAGTTGGGGTGTTATTAGTATCATCCATTACTACTCGGTATGAATTTAACCCTTGTCTTTGTTGGACTGATGATAAATATGGGTTTACTTGGGTTAAGAATTCATTTCGTGTAGCTACTGTGTTTTGTTCGAATACTAATGTATCTGCTATTTGTTTTATATTAGTTTTAAGTTCAATCAACAAACGACGTACATTAACACGATCTAATGAACTTTTTTTCTTTTGTAGTGTTTTCTGACCAAATACTGATACACCTGAATTTGGGAATGTAGCAATTGGGTTAACATTTGCTTGATATAATGTGTCTCTATTTCCTTGAGTTAATATTCTTTCTGCTTTAATCACAGTAGGCAATGCTCCTCTAGTAGTACCTGCTGGTGCAAACCAAGGTTCTGTAGATGCATCATTAAAGGCATAAACACTTGGAATCATAGTAGAAGCAGGCACCCATACTTGTTGTCCCGAATTTGGGTCTTGAGTTTGTAGCCAAGGCCAGTATGTAGCAGCATATGAACTATTTACAGTAGAAGCTTCTGTTGTTACTTCAGATAAATTAGCATTGTAATCTAACATATCAACTATAGCCATAGTATCACCTCTTTCTCTACACATTGTAACTAATGAATTCACTGTTGAAACATGTGAAGCAAAGTCTCTAATTAGACCTGGCATTGTAATATACTTAAACTGATATTCATCTTTATTGCTGAGTAGATTAATTGTTTGAGTATAATCTGTTGCTGCTAATCCTTGAGTATTAGTATTTGTAATATTTTCGTAATATTTACCTTCTGTTGTAGATATATTACTTCCTATAGCACTACCAAATACTCCTCTACCTGCAACTGGGATGGATGAAGTGTAAGCAGTAACCGGGTCTCCGGAGTTATCTAAATAATTTGGTGTTTTTAAAGATACTTCTTTAACTCGTACATATCTAGATTGGTTTTGGAAATTACCTGATAATTGTAGGTAAGTATCTGAACCATCAGTGGCAATTGATGTTGATTGATTACCAATTACTTTTTCAATATAATTTGGATCTAATGGGTCTAATGATAAATTATCCCAAGTTTCTAATACTACAGGTGCATTTGTATCATCATCTCCTCTACGAACTAATAAGGT